GAAAATCTTTAACAAAGAAATTCGCAGGTAAAGGTATAGAGTTTGATGATGTATGTCAGGTGATTGATTTAAAATTAATCGAGGCTATGTATGATTATGACGAAAAGCTAGATAGTTCAGCTATTAGGCATATTACATCTAGGGCAAGGAATGGTATTTTTAACTTCTACAAAAAGGAAATGAATTACTTCAAGGAAGATAGAAAGACAGTTAGCATTGACCATCCAGTAGGATATATCTCTCATAATGGTAGTAATCATGTAGTAGAAAACAGTAATGTGTTAGACTACTACCTAGAAGAACCATTTAATGAAGACAGGATTATAGAAAACATTATGATTCAACAAGGTCTAGAGAATCTAACAGAACATCAAAGAGACTTAATCTTTATGTATTATATGTCAGATATGACACAAGATGAAATTGCGGAAGAACTGAGTATCAACCAAGCTAATGTTTCGAGAGCAACAAAAAGAGGGGTAAAGAAACTCAGAGAGTCCTTTAGCCCCTTGGGTGAGCATGACGATATGCTCTAGTCATTTGTTCGTTTGCAACATGAGTATAGATTGTTGTTGTGCTAATGTCGGCATGACCAAGTAAGTCTTTAATAACATTTATATCAACACCATTAGCATGCAAGTGTGTAGCGTAACTGTGTCTGAACATATGAGGGTGTGCCTCACTATATTTAGCAACCACTCTACTTACATTCTTAGTAGTCATTGGTCTTTCAGCTAATACACGACTAGCAAATACATATTCGCTATTAAAACCTCTTGTATTAAGGTGTTCTATAATTGCAGATAGTGAGGCATTGTTTATTGGTACAATTCTTTCCTTGTTTCCTTTACCGAACAATCTGACCGTCCTATCATCAAATTCAATATCACTAACTTTTATATTTACAAGTTCAGAAACACGACAACCTAATCCATATAGTGTTTCTAATATTGCTCTATCTTGGATGCTATTAGCAGAATCAATTATACTAGCGGTCTCATTAACAGATAAGACCTTAGGCAATCGTTTGTCGATTTTTGCGTTCTCTATCTCTGATGCGAAGTTCTTTTCAATTATGCCTTCACTGGACAGAAAGCCCATAAAGGCTCGTAAAGCTGATAGTTTTCTTCGTCTAGACGTAGGTGCTAGCTTACTAATTTTCGACAAATAATCTCGTATAGTAAATTTATCAAGTTGTTCTAGTCCTTTGATATTACACATATTAAAGTACTGTTCAATGTCTTTCCTATAAGCAACAATAGTATTTTGAGAAAGGTTTTTCTCGACACGAATATAGTTCAAAAAATGATTAAGGTATTTTTCCATTGTACCAACCTCCAATGTTTGTTTGTTCCGATAACACAATAATACCAATTTGTTCCTATAATGTCAAGGGCGAAAAACACAAAATGGCATATTTTTTAGAAATAAATAAGAATGAGTGTTATGTAATATCCATTATCTTCCCCTTTTACACCTCTCAAACCTTTTGGCTATTTGGCTACTATCCCCTTGCCGATAGCCAATCTTTTTAAGAAGGAGCGTGATAACATGGTGAGAAGGAAATTAAATGATGATGAATTGCAAGATATAGCTAATAAAGAGTGGAAGAAAACTCCTATATTTACAAGTGATGAAAAATTAGCATACAAGGCAAAAAACTTAACAGGACCGAAAACGGTGGAAGGGAAGAAAAAGGCATTGGCAAACTTACAAGTAGGAAGGAACAGTTCTGATTCACCAACGAACTTAAGGCATGGTGGCTATGTCAGAAAAATCCTTAATGAAGATGAACAAGTGTACTATTTTGAAAGACAAGAAAAATACCTAAACGACTATGATATTAATGGTTCAGCAGATGAAATTATTTTGCATACAGCTATAATGGAAGAAGTTATTCTAATGAGGCTTTATACTAAACAAGCAAATAATCCATCTATTGATATTGAGAGACCTCTTAATGATTGCACTAGACGACTTCGTACTGCATTAGAAGATTTAGGAGCATTGAGAAAGCAACGTCTTAAGCAAGATGATAAAGTTGCTAGTCTTAATATTGCTACAATCGCCCAACAATTTGCTAGGGAACTTATGCAAGGTAGCGTAGAGGATGAACTTAAGAAGTTAAGAGAAGAAGAAGAAAAGTTTCTTCTAGAGAAAAAGACCTCCGATATTAACGACCAGTATGTAGTTGTTAAAGACGAGGATGAAGAAGATGGAGAATAACAATCCACAACAAATAAGTAGTCTCTATAATGAAGGACATAGAGATATGATGAAGATTTTCATAGAGAACCCTGATGTTGCGGCTAGTAGATTGCTAGTTCGTAATGATAAGCCTCTAAGATTAGCTGTTCACCAAAGACTTATTATAAGAGGTCTATGGAATCACCAGTTTAACCTGCTTATACTGACTCGTGGTGGTGGTAAGACATTCTTATTGGCTCTTTATTGCGTTCTCAAAGCTATGCTATATCCTCGTGAGAAATGTGTGGTTGCATCTTCTTCATATCGACAAGCACAATTTACATTTGATGAAATTATAAAGTTCTATGATGAATCACCGTTGCTACGACAGGCAACTACAAAAGAACCTACAAAAGGTCCAAACAGTTGTGAACATCATTTCGAGAACGGTTCAAAGATTATCTGTTACCCTTTAGGTGACGGAAACAAAATCCGTGGTGCTCGTGCCAACACTCTAGTAATGGACGAGGTAGCACAAATTCCTGCTGACATCATCAACTTGGTTATCCTACCAATGATGAACGTTAAGCAAGACCCATTCGATACAACTGGACGGAAAAACCATTTAGTTATGGCAAGTTCAGCTTACTACCAATTCAACCATCTATACGATAAGTACTTAGCATATAAAGAAAGAACAGATAAGAAAAGTCCCGACTTCAATCCTAACTACGGACTCCATGTTTTCTCTGTTTATGATATGCCTAAGGGATGGATGGACGAAGCTATTATTGCAGAGGCAAAACAACAGCTATCTGAATTACAATTCCAAATGGAGTATGAGTGTTTATTCCCTGCTGAATCTGACGGATTCTTCCCTGCAAAACTTATGTTTGGTGCTAGAAAATCATCTGTACTATTAGAGGCAGAGGGTAGCAAAGGTTCAGAATATGTATTAGGAATTGACCCCGCCCGTAGTGGTGATAACTTCGCATTGACAGTATTAAAGCTAGGAAATCCTAATAAGATTGTAGCTTGTTACTCATTAAACCGTAAGACATTCCCTGAGATGCATGATTTTATCCGTTATATTGTTAGACAGTATAGTAAGAATGGCGGTAGAGTTGCTAGAATACATATGGATAACGGTGGTGGTGGACAAACAATCAAGGACTATCTTGCAGAGGAATATGCATGGTTTGATGCAGAGCAAGGTGTTTGGAAAACTGACCCCGCTATCATTGATATGGATGATGAAGAACAACAATATCTATCAGGTGAGCGTATCTTAAGGATGCAAGTATTTAGTGCTCAATCTATCAACACTATGAACTATGACCTAAGAGCAGACCTAGAAAAGAATAGGGTTATTATGCCAACTCAACCTCAAACTGAGGAAGGGGAGATAGGTGTAGTATATAGAGATTTATTTGACGAGATAGAGTCTATGATTCAAGAGACTATGACAATCGTACCAACACCTATGAAGTCAGGTTTCTTACACTTTGATACACCTAAGCAAAAGATGAAGAAAGATAGATACTCTGCTTTCTTATTGTGCTGTCAGGGTGCTAGAGAACTTCAAAAGGATTGGGGAGGACCACCTGTAAAGAAACTAGCAAAAGGATTTACTAGAACTTCATATCTTAATAGCGGTAGAAGTTACTAGGTTGCAAAGTTTTTATATGCGTTCCGTAAATATAATATAGAGAGGAGTTGAGCCACTAAATGAGCGAAGATAAAAAAGACTATATAGTAAGCAAAGCCGACTTAGGAAACGGTAAAAAACAGGTTACTTTAAAAGTTGACCCTACTAATATGCAACAATATATGGATATATTAGATAAAAATAATGTACCATATGGCATTGAAGGAGAACCAAGGTTAGCTAAAGGTAGCGTGCAAAGCCGTTATATCCCAAACGGTAACGACTTTCTTGGTTATGAGTACAATTCAAATAACAAACCATATACATACGCTATGAAAACTCCTATCATTCCACATCACAAAATGTATATGGCTATGGAAATTTACAAACATGAACCTCTTGTAGCTACAGTAATTGATATGATGGTCGATTTTAGTTCAAGTGGCTTTGTCCATGAGTGTGAAGATAACGAAGTAAAGCAGTTATTTGACAAGTGGGCAGACGAAGTACAATTACAAGAATTAATAGAACAGATTTTCCTAGAGTATTGGAGAACTGGTAATGTATTTATTTATCGTAATAAGACAAACGCTAAAGTTAGTAAAACAACTAAGACTAAGGCGGGCAAGGTTCAAAAGAGTAGTACATACAACTTTCCATCAGGGTATACAATCTTAAACCCACTAAATGTATATATCGAAGGTAGTATGTTATTCAATCAACCACAAGCCTACTTAGCTATTAGTCAGTCACAAGTTACATCTGCTGACAGTGCTGAGAACTTAATGACTCAGTTACCACCTAACATAGCTAATATGATAGACCCTAAGACAGGTAAGATTAAGTTAGACCCTAATTTATTCACAAGTATTACTAGAAAGAAACAACCATATGAAAGATACGCAAACCCATTCTTAGAAAGAGTATTCGAGCCAATCATGTTTAAGCAAAAATTAAGATTGCTAGATATGTCAATGGTTGAAGGAATGGTAAATCAATTAGTTACTGTTACTGTTGGTAATGACGAATTTCCTGCGGGAGATGAAGATTTAGAGGCAATCGCAGAACTATTCAATACACCTAATAAAGCATACACTGTGTTTTGGAATCATACTCTAGAAGTTAATTTCCATAAACCTGAGGGCTTTGAAACACTAAGCCAAGATAAGTACAAACAAGTAGACGAAGATATTATGGCAGGTCTAGGAGTTAATAGAGTACTTGTTGATGGTGGAGGTTCAAGTCGTAGTAGTATGTCAAATGGTTGGATTGCAACACTTTCATTAATTGAGAGATTAGATAATACTAGATATAAAGTAACCCAATGGTTAAATGCCGAATATAGACGGATTGCAGAAGAAAACAAACTTCCTACATATCCAAGAGCAGTATTCAATAAGATGAACCTTCGTGAAGATACATATGTCGCACAGGTATTACTTCCTATGTATGATAGAGGATTACTTGATGAAGAAGATATTCTTAGTGAAACTGGTCATGATTACGAGTCTATTCTTGAAACTAAAAAGCGTAACAAGAAGAACTCGCAATTCTTCCTACCTCCTGAGCAACCTTTCCAAGGTGGTCAGACAGGTCCAAACAAGGGTAAGCCTAATGATGGCAAGACCCAAAAACCAATGAAGGAAAGACAGACTTCGCCTACTCAAAATGACGGAAATGCCCCTAAAGCTAAAGCTGATTTCCATATGGCATATTCTAGTCGAGTACAAGAAGAATATGTCACTGAGTTGGCAGATTCTTATAATTCTATCAAGAATAAAGTAGCAAATCTAGTCGAACAGAATAAGGACAAAGACCCATCTGTGTTAGACGCTTTTCTAGTAGGTGCTTTAATAGGATTATTTGCATCATTAAGTAGAACTAGTGATAAGTATATTGACGAAATGTATGATAACGAAATTACTAACTACGCAAATGATATTGACTTCAATAAAGCTAACCAAGTTAAGCAACAGCTTAAGGATTGGAATGACAGTTATGTTCATAAGTTAGCTTATGACATTAAAGACAACATCTTAAAGAATATTAAAGATGGTCTACCAACTACTGTAGCTGTGAATAAAGTTTTTTCTAGCAATATGTATAGAGTTTCTGCTATGTCTGAATCAGTTGCATTAGATACTCTAAGACAAGCAAAGATTCAAGGTAATCAGTTCGCAGGAATGAGTACAGCGACTTGGGTAGCACATATTGATGATAGAACTTGTTCTACATGTACTGGTCTAAATGGTAAAGCGTTCGGTATGAATGATATTCCACCAAGACCGCACCCTCATTGTCGTTGTGGTTTAGACTTTAGTTAAGGTGGTGAAAAAAGTACATGGAAAAAGCAAATGCAAAGAAAATTGAGATGCAAGTCGAATCTATCGAGGAAGTAAAGTTTGATGATGTTAAAAAGTCATTTGCGGGACTTGCCGATAGAGAAGATATTCAACTAGACCCTGACCTTATGTATGCTAAATTCATTATGTGTCATGAAGGTGTCAATGCAAATGGTGATACATTTACAAAAGATGTATTACAAAGAGCACAATATACTCCTAGATTCAAACCTATTGATTGGGAGCATGGTCAACCTTTCATCGGTACTATCCTAGATAGTCAATACGGTGAAACAGCAGAAGGTATTGGTTATATAGAGGCTGTAGGTGCTATATGGAAGTTTCACTATCCTGATTTAGCAGATAGCATAAAAGCGAAGTCTTCTACAGGGGGACTGAAACTGTCTATGGAATGTTTCTATAGAGATGCTAACTACAAATATGGAGAACAGATTTTCAGCCAAGACCAAGCAGACCAATTAGGGCTTACTGATTATGTAGGTCGTGAATACATGGGTCAAAAAGTATATAGAGTGTTCTCAGATGTTATCTTTGGCGGAGTCGGTGTTGTTGCGAATCCTGCTGATAAAGATGCAGTATTCCTATCAGTTGCTAAAAAGCAATCAGAGGAAGAACTAGCATTAGCAGAGTTCAATAGAGAGCAGAACGATTTTACAAAGAAACAACAACCTAAGGAAGTGCTTGATGCAGTTACTATCGCTAAGTTTACTAAGGCTTTCGATAAGGCGAAATCAACTGTTGTCAATAAATTTAATAAACAAGAAGTCACTTCAAAAGATATGGTACTTGCTGATATTAAAAATATAGTTAGTTCATTAATTACTGAAATTTATTCAATCAGTGACGACTTCTATAAGGGTGTTGCTAGTGAAGAAGAAGTTCTTTCTATCGCATCTGTTGAACCTTTTGAAGATGAACAAGACAAGGAGGATTTAGAGATGGAAGATAAGGCAAAAGCTAATTCTATTGAAGAAGAAGTTGTTCAAGAAGAATTAGAAGTTGTAGCAACTGACGTTACCGAAGAAGTTGTTGCTGAGGAAGTTGAGGCTAAGAAAGCTGTAGACCCTGACAATGACGGTGACGATGATTCTAACGACCCTGAGGATAAGAATGATAAGAAAGATTCTAAGGCTAGTGAGTTAGAAGCTAAAGTTGCTGAATTACAAGCTGAACTATCTACTAAAGATACTGCATTAGCTAGCTTACAAGCTGAGTTTGATGCATTAAAGTCAAAAGTAGAGGCTAGTGAGAAAGAAGTAAAAGCTAATAACCGTATGGCTGAACTTGCTGAGGCAGGTATTGAGTTCTCTGAGGCTCGTAAGTCTAAGGAATTAGAAAAAATCTCTGCTATGGATGATACTTCATTCGCTGACTACAAAGAGTTCTTAGTTGAAATCGCAGGAGTTAAAGCACCTGAGGTTGCTGAGGCTAGTGTAGAAGAAGAAGTTGTAGAAGAAGTAGTAGTTGAAAACGCTGAGGTAGCATCTGCTAGCCTTAATGTTGAACTAGAAACACCAAAATTAATCAAACCATTTGGTCACTTAGCTGACTAATAACTTTAAGGAGGAAAATCAATAATGTTTAAAGCTGTTCAAGAAGGTAAACTTAATGTATTCTTAACTGCTCCTAACGCAGATACAAACGCAGGTACTCTAGTTAAACTAGGACCATCAGGTAGTGTAGTTGTATGTAACGCAGGTGACGAGCCATATGGTGTTCTAGCACAAGATGTTCGTTCTCGTAGTGTAAACAACTTCAAACTTGACTCTGTAACTCACTTAGCTTTCTACGGTGAAAAAGTAGGTGTATACTTCCAAGGAGGTCAATACTACACTGATAACATCGCAGGTGGTTCTTTCGCTGAAGGTGCTAAACTTTATGTAGGTGCTAATGGTCAATTCACTGCTACTGCTCCTGGTACTGGTTTCACTGGTAATGTAGCTATTGCTGAAACAGCAGGTTCAGGTAACACAAAAACTCGTATTTCATTTGTAAAATAATTATAAACTATAATGGAGGTTAAATAATAATGAACGATTTCAAAATTTCTCTTGCTCATAACTATAAAGAGAACAAATCTCTAGCAGGAGCAGAATTAAACCAATTTATCGAAGACTTCAAAGCAACTGCTGACAACGAACAACTTCGTTCTGCATTTGCGGCTAGCTTAAGCATCCCTGTATTAAAAACTATTGCTCCACAAACATCTGTTCGTGACATTTTCATGGTAGACGAACTTCCTGCGGGAGCACTTTGTGAGTATCCAGTAGACTTGAACGACCTTGAAACTGCGGTAGTTATGCCTCGTATGGGTGCAGTACCTCAGAACATTGTAACTGGTGACAGCTTAATCGTTCCTACTTTCGAGGTATCTAACTCTGTAGAGTGGAAACTAACTTTCATCCGTGATGGTCGTTACAACATCGTTGAGCGTGCTCTAGAAAAATTAGCTGAGTCTTTTGTTCGTGCAGAAGAAAAAGCAGGTTGGGACACTATTCGTGGTGCTATCCAAGCATCTAACACACTTACTACTTCTGAAACTGCATTATCTAAAGACCTTTTCAATCAGTTAATGACTGAAATGAAACAAGTATCAGGATATATGCCTACTGTAGTTTATGTATCTCCTCGTAGAGCGTCTGACATTCGTGCGTGGACTACAACTACTATCGACTACTTAACTCAAAGAGAAATCTTCCAAGCAGGAGGAATCGGTTCAGTATTCAATATTGAAATCCGTGAACTTCGTACTTTAGGAGATAACGAAGTATTCCTATTCGATACTTCTCGCCTTGGAGTTATGCCTATCCGTTCTCGTATGACTACATTTGACGACCCAACTGCTATCCGTAGATTGCGTGCAGGTGTTATCGCATTTGAAGAAATCGGTTTCGCTGTAATCGACAAGAAAGCTATGCTTTACGCTAACCTTGCAGGTGCTCCTTACGCACTATTAGCAGGTCAATAAGATAACCTAGCAATATAATATAACTATAGTATAATCTAGCCCACTGCCCCTCCTGTTAGGGGGGTGGGTTTCTATTTTTAAAAAAGGAAAGGTAAAAGGTGAATATAATGGATATTAAATCGGTTAAAGGAATTATTCATATTAAAAACAAAGGATTCTCTCGTATTGCATCTCAGGCTTTTGGATTAGGGCATGACGAGGAAGTTACTGTTGATACTAGACGACTTCCTGAGAGAGTAGTAAATGACCTACAATTCTTCTATGAGAATGGAAATATTGACGTTGAGGTGGTTGGCGAGGAGAAGTCTAAAAAAGGAATCGCTAATACTGAAAATGTTAAGACTGCGAATGGTAAAGAACATACAGTATTTAAACCATCTGATAAAGCAATAAATGTTCAAGAAATTGATATGAGTGGCAAATCGGTACAAGTAGGATTCGCTAAGATTGATGCTGTTGAGTTGCTAGAAAAACACTGGAAAACTCTAGAGAAAGAAGTAGCTAAAATCGACAATGTTGATAACCTTAAACTTGTACTAGCAACAGCAGTTGAACTCGATATGGAGGGCAACAAGAAGTACGACATAGTTAAAGAAAGAATCGAACAATTAATTTAAACGGAGTGTGATTTTTAATGGCTACAAATCCATATTTTACGCTGACCTATGATAATACTGGTCCTGCCAATCCCACTATCAATATTAATAGCAGTGCTACATATGCAACTCAGCAATTAGTAACAGCTACTATTGGTACAGATGATAGCGACAAGACTAACTACCAAATGAAAATTTGGGGTGATATTGATGTCACTTGGGGAATCTCAAACGGTATTTTAAAGTCGGGTACTACAAATAACCCTTCTGTTGAGGCAGATGCAGTAATGATTGCTTTCTCAGCATCAAAACAAATTCAGTTATCAACTGGTGACGCTACTAAGACACTAAATGTTAGATTATATGATGATGTATTAAACCAATCAGGTCAAGCAACTGATACAATTATCCTAAATACTACATTACCTACACTGTCACTTAGCACACCTGATAGAACTAAGATTTCTAAGCAAGCAACTAAAAACCAATGTAACTTCAACTTCCAATCAGACCAATTATTTACAGACTATAAGGTTTTAGTCGTTTCTGCTACAAATGCTGTTAATACAGCGGGTACTGCAATTGCAACTACATATGGTTCTGTAGCTACTAGTGGTACTGGTGGTAACTACCCTGCTAACACACCTATCAATGTAACTATCACTGGTGGAGACCTAGAGGTAGCAAGCCCAGGTGACGGTGATAAGATTATCAAGGTATTCGTTAAAAACCAAGCGGGTCAATGGAGTTCATAAAAAACTTATATCCTGTTGGCAACTCGCTAGCAGGATATATTTTTAAGGGGAGGTTGATATAATGGCTATACAGGTAGGGTATGGGTACTTTACGCTGACGTTGGATACGACAGGACCAAACGTAGAAGTGTATGTGCCTCCATATGCAGACAGGGAGAATTTGAATGAAATAACATTTGTATCAAACGAGCCTTTCTCTAGTTATCAGGACATATACTTTATTGATAGCTTAGGTACTAGGCACGACTTTACATTTATTCTAGACGAGGTAAGCAACGAGTATATTGGTCATGTGGTATTCTCTGACTACCCAATGGGTATCGGGATGATGTACGGTCAATTTCAAGATGATGTTGGAAATCTCTCAAATATAGTTTCCAAGCCTATTAATATAATTTCATCACATGATGCTTTGGTATTAAAATTAACAATGTCAGAAGAAGAGGCAAGCATCTCTGTTAGTGATAAAGAACGAAATCCATTTATGGATTCTAAAGAGGCTGTTGTTATCATTAGCAGTGACGAATCTACAACTACACTAAAATAATGGAAGTGATAAAATGGCGACAACAATAAAGAGTTATAAAGAGGGAAATACCGTTCGATTTTTTTGTGAGTTTAAGGATTTTGCTGACCAACTTGCTGACCCATCAATCATTAATTTTAAAGTATACAATCAAAAGTATGAGCAGATTTTCTCTACTAGTGTCGGGGTAGATACAAAAGCAAGTCAAGGAAACTATTTCTATGACTATACAATTCCTAGTGGCTACCTCAACCAAAAGTTAATATATGAATGGTATGGGGAAGTATCAGGAAGTCCATCACTAAATCGTGACACATTTAAAGTAGTATTTATGTAGGAGGTGTTGATTAATGCAAATGTCAGATGTTCTGTTAGTACTAAGACGAAGAATAGGTGATAATGTTGACCCATTCACTTATGACGATGATTTACTGACAGGGTATATAGAAGATGCTGTTGCACAAGTTGAATTAGATTGGGCAAGGGGATTCAGTGTTGACTTCGGTTCATTTAATATAGAGCCTACAAAACAAGATGCAAACCTATTTTGCGTTAAGGCTCACTATCTAATGAAGGTCAGCACGAAAGACCAAGCAGATAGAAATAACTTTAGAATGGTTAAAGGTAGATTAACACTAGATAACACTAACCAAGCTAAAGACCATAAGGATACATTAGAATTGCTTGAAAGAGAGTACAAGAGAACTCTACATCAATGTAAGAATGGTCCGACTATTAAGGGAGTCAGATTGGAGTAGGATAAGTCATGAATATACCTGAGTCAAATTTAAGAAATATGTTAAACTCTATAAGCGGTCTGAATCATGTACTTAATGAGACTCTAAGACTTTGCAAAGTATCTGAGACAGATTGCCCTGATTGTGGTTATGACCCAATTAGAAAAGAATCAACAGACCCTTACTGCCCTACCTGTGATGGTCGGGGGATGATAGTATCAGAAACATACTATGACATTCCTTCGTCTGTTGAAACATCAGCAGACTTTACATATAGCTATGCAGAGACAGGACGACTACTAGATGGTGAAGTCTTAGCCACCATTGATATATTAGAGATTAATACAGTTCTAAATGTAGATGGTAAGTTTAATATGGATAGCCAATCTGATATAAAAGCCTTCTTAAGTCAATATGAATACTTTGAGTGGAAGGGCGGAAAGTACATAGTAAAATCTTTCCAAGCAGGCTATCTACAAGGAAACTTCTATGAGATAGCTATAACTCTAAAGTTAAAGGGTTGATATAAATGGCTGAAACTAATATAGAAGAATTAGAGGCACACCTTAGCAGAGTATTTAAAGGCATGCTAAAAAGTAAAGAAGTAGCAGAGGCAGGTAAAGATGCAGGTAGGGCTATGGGTAGGCATGTAGGTGATACATTACTAGGCGGTGGAGACTCAGGCTACAACTATAGGCAATCAGGAGACCTTGAAAAGTTAGTATCAGAAGAAGGCAGAAACCCTGAGATTAAACAAACACAAAACAAAATGTCTATAGGTGTGTTTGAGATAAACAATATGAATATGGGTGTATATGCAAAGCGTAACCACCAATTCCAATTCCATCAAACATGGGATGAAACACTACATGAGATGGTCACTACTAGAATTTCACTACAAGCAGAAAAGGAACTACCAAAGTGGATACTTGCAGAATACGGTAGCGGTAGTAAAAGTGAAGGTATAGTACAACCTGAATTTAGAGTTACCTATACATCTCGAGATAAGCCATACCTATACGGTCCATCTGTCGGTCCTGTTACAGGTCCAGGTGGAGGTCCTAAGTTGGGATTCTTCAAAGTCAATCAGAGAGGACTAGAAAACTTGCTAGGTCCGAGGATTACTAAGATGATGGATTCACATAGAGAGCACCAAGGAACAAGAGCAGGTCATGTATTTAGCTTAGGTTTAGAAAGTGCAAAGCAAGAAGTCTTTGAAATTCTCGGTGAAGGATTAGAAACATACTTGAATAACAATTAAGGAGGTGAGCCTATATGGAGAAAACAAGACTAGTAGAATTGACTCTGTATCATAAGTTACAGAAAGCACTATCTAGGTCTAGAAGTAGGGAAAAAGTCACGAGTGCCAATTTTCTTACATACAATCTTAAATATAATAGTATACAGACCGATTTCCCTGTAACAGTTTATGTAAATAGTGCTATTCAAAACACTTCTAGTTATTCAGTAGACTATATTAATGGATTGATTAATTTCACAACTGCACTAAGGTCTGTAGATGTAGTTGAAGTTGATTATACATACTGTCCAATTAATATATATGATGAAAGCGTTAGCCCTCAAAGTCCTGATTTTAAATATCCTGCTGTTGCTCTATATGAGTTAAATAGAAGTGATGGGGCATATGAATTAGGTAATGCTCGTAAAGAACTTCACCCAAGATGGGTAATCGAGGTATGGGCTGAAAGAGGCGGGGAAAGAAATGACATAACAGATATGGTAGTAGACTTCTTTGAAGAAGGAGATATGAGAGTAATAGACTACAATATCGCTTTCCCAACTAATGCTGATGGAACTATTAATACTAACTACAACGAAGATAACCAAATTATCGGCTATATGTATTGCGGTAGCATAAATTACCGTAAAGGCGGAAGTTTAGATATAGGAGAAAAACCCAAATTTTTAACGGAAATTTTCGCAGATTTAACTATTAACTTTTAATAGATTAAACATTAATTAATTATAAAAGGAGAGATTTCATAATGGCAAAAGCTAGTCGTGTACGATATACAGGAACAGCACCTTTCATTGATGATGCACAAGGAAACCGCATCCAAGCGTTAGGAAGTTCTTCTCGTCTATCTACTGAGGACATTAAAGAATTAGGTACACTTAATATCGTTGAAGTTGTTGACGATGTACCACAAGTTGATGTATCTGTTGACGCTAACGAAAACGGAACAAACGAACTATTAGGTTTACTATCAAACAAAGGTTTTGGTTGCCAAGTTGAGGCAGTTCCAAGTGGAAGTGCTGTTGGTACATTAACACTTAAGGTAAACCCAGGTTCTTACTATGCAAAAGGTCAGCGTGTACTATTTGAAGGTACTACTGTTACTGCACAATCAAGTGGAAACCAAGTAGTTTACTTACAACCTACTGTATCTTCTGATGCTGTAGCAAACAAAGTAGGTATCGGTGCATCTTTACCTGCGGGTGCTATCCAAATCGCTAGTATTACTCCATCTGCTAACATTGTAACACAAGCTAATATCACTGACTCTCGTACTTGGGCATCTATTTCTGCAACTGATTTTGAATTGGCTAAAGCAGATATGTATGTTCCTATCAAGCAATCAGGTGATGGCTTGAACGGTGCTATCGCTCGTACAATGTATATGGAAAGAGTATATGCTAACAATATTGACCTTTCATTCCAAGTAAACGGTGTTGCAACTGCATCTTACCGTATGGAAACTGATAACAAGCGTTGGTTCTTAAACAGTGCATCTCAAATGGTTGTAGATGAAATCAAAACAACTACTGCAACTGCTTTAACTCTTACTAACACTCCATACACTTTAGCAAATGGTAATAAAACTCTTAAAGTTACTAAGAATGGTACTCAATTAGTTGAAGGTACTGATTACACTGTATCAGGTGTTACTTTAACTCTTACAAGTGCTCCTTCTACTGGCGACCTTGTGAAAGTTCGTTATGTAACTAACGGTTCTAATGGTAAGTTCTTCGCTCCTGTACCTGCTCTTGAAACTCCACACCCTGATTTAGCAGGTGGATTAAAAGAAGGTCAAATCGAACTATACCTTGTTGCTAATGATGGTGTTACAGTTGATACTGCTCGTGCAACTCGTATCCAAACTGCTCGTATCTCTGCTCCACTACAAAGAGAGCCACTTGCAGAATTAGGTTCTATGTATCCATATGACCGTCCATTATCATTACCTCTAAATATCTCTGTTTCTCTAGAACTTAAAGATTCAGATTTAGAATTAATGGCTCGTTTCGCAGGATATTCTAACCTTGCATCTGCTAACGAAATTGCACTTGACGACCTAGTTAAAGATAAAGGCTTACTAGTTAAGATTTATCGTGAAACTGATGTTAAGCGTGCTAAGTTACCTGCGGGTCATGTTGATAAGTATGCTATCAAAACAATCTACATCAAGAACTTGATTCCACAATCTGAGTCTTGGGATGTTCGTGTTGATAGTGATGCTACTCAATCATTCGAGTTCATGGCTCACAACCTAACTATCACTGACAAATACTTAAACGCTAACCAAGTTAGCTAATAACTAGCACTAGCCCTTCGGGGTTGGTGCATACGTTCTATATCACAACTTAATATAGAAGGAAACACTTTGAGGTTTAAAGGATTAAGAAGGAAAGGAGTAGTGCTAATATGAGCATGAACGAGGACAAAGAGCGTCTTAATAGGGCGGTCTCTAAGAGCATAAAGAAAGTCTTTAAAGACTCTTTATCACTAATGGAGATGGCTAATATTGAGCCTAAGCAATTTGCGAAAATCAGAAAAATGATTCTCAGGTCAGGTAACGATGAAATCCGAAAAATGTCAGAAGAACTCGAAAAGTACGAAGTGAAATACACACCTCGGTATGACGAGCAGATTGACTTTGACGATAAAGAATAACCTAGTTGACCATGAGAGACATTTTCAAATAATGTCTCTTTTTTATTTATATAATATTTAAAGGAAGGTGCTAAAGGAATGGCTGAGAGCAAAAGAAAAGAAAGTCAGGAAATGACTAACAAGGAAAAGCGTGAAAAAATGACTGAGGTTCAAACTGGTAGACGAGTATTTGATAGTGATAAGTATGGTTTACTACAAATCCGCTATCCAAAGGTAGAAGAAAATCGTTTAGCTGATTGGGAGTACTCTAAGGTATTTAACCAAGCATGTATGGACGATATACCTACTAACCGTGAAATGGAAGAACTAATCAAAAAGAAAAAGCTATGGACTAGCAAAGATGATGAAAGAATCGAAAAGATTAGAGAAGATATTGAAAAACAACTAGTTCTATTGTCTAAGATGGAATCAGAAAAAGCTATCGCTCCTATCGAATCTAAAATCAATGCTTTGCGTGACGAGATGTTTGGTTTGCAACAAGAAAAACAGAAGTACTTCAACAATACTGCTGAGGCTAAAGCAGACGAGGCTAAAATGTCCTTCTTAATTCATAAATGTACTGAGTTCGCTGATACAGGTAAGTCTGTATGGGAAAAGTACGCAGACTTCAAAAATGAGGAAGACCAAAATACTGTTAATTTAATTGTATATCAATTCTTGACATTTATTAACGGTCTACCTGCCGACTTCCTTGTAGACCCCGCTGAGTTGGAAGAAGAAACATTTGAAGAATAAGATAGTGATATAGTAAGTAATAGAATCATATATCAGTGCTTATAGATAGGATAATATTAATTGAATGTAGCGAAAGATAGCTAGGTATCTTAAAGGTGTAGGCACACCATCATACATAAGCCGAATTATCAAAGTAACTACATTCAACCTTGCCCAACTAAAGCCCCTGTCGTAATCACTAAATGATACATATATTGCTTATGAAATAGCTACAAGTTATTCCCAAATGTCTTTTACCTCAGTTTGGGGTTCTAAGAGAAATAGCTAGAGGGCAAGGGGAAGTTGGAGCAGAATGGAGAGCAAGATGGAAAGCAAGTAAAGACACAGGCTCACCATTGTTCGGTGGTATCGTTGCTGACTGGAATCCTTCTCAATTAGCACTAGCTTATTGGTTCTCATTTTACGACAGCGTGTATGAGCACCATGAGAGACCTCCTATGAAGATAATTAATAATGATGACCTATTAGATAAGTGGGTTGAAAAACAAAGCAAGGAAGTCGAGAGTAGGGCTAAGAAGAACGGTTCTAGTATGAACAATGTAAGTAAGAGTGCATTAGAACATGACGAGTTAATTGTGTTTGATGATGCAGATGATATTTATTATGAAGACGACAACTTTATGGATGCAGACGATGTAAACTTCAAATATGAAGGTGTAGACTATGATGAATAGTCGAAGGAGTAGTTAGGGGGGTTAGTATTATACTGCTCCCCTATTTACTTAAGAACGTATATTTTATGAGGAGGTATACTAATGGCAGGAAATGAATTTAAGTATATTATAAAAACGGACTTACAGTTAAACACTGGTTCGATTAATAAACTTCTTAATGAAGTTAAAGAAGTAGATAAACAGATTAAACAACACTTTGATAACGCTAAAACTGGTGGTATTAAAGTACCTTTATCTGTAGACCCTAACATATCAAAGCTACAAGGTGATGTTAAAAGGGTAGTAGATGGATATAATAAAGGTCAAGCACCTACTATTAAACTTCCTATCTCTATTGATGAAGGTAGTATTAGAAAACTACAAAACCGCATTAGTGAACTTAGAAAACAAATTAATAGTCTAGCAGACGACAAGAAAACTATTTCTGTCAATACCTCTCTCAAAGTCGGTGCGGGCGAAAAAGAAGGGATTCAGAAACAGGTCGGTGACACCAAAGCTACTATTAATGTAGGCTTAAGACTTAATGACCAAGATATGAAAGTTATCAAGGCTCAAATTGAGTCTATTAAGGCTGAGGTTAAAGCTAGTGTAGTAGCACAACAAGACCATAGGAACGGAGACCGTAGGCTAGGTGTAGACAGAAGTGTTTCTCCTGTCAATAACGCTAGACAACAAGTTTCTAGAAACAATAGCAATAGAAATACAGCACAACAAGCTAAGAGGGATTATGACGAGGTTCGTCTTTACTATAGACAAAAAGCTGAGAACCTTAAGAGTCAAATCAAGAGTGAGCAAGAACTACAACACTTAAGAGATGAACTTGACAGGGCTAAGAATCCTAAGAAGGCTCGTAAAACAGACAACATGGTTGCATATGGACAGGATGGAAGTAAGAAAAATGTTTCCGTTACTGACTATACTAAGCAACTTGAAGATGAACTTCGTAAACAAGAAAAACTAGCTAATCAAATCAAGAGAGCAAATCAAGCCTCTGAGATTGCTAAACAAAAAGCAGGTAGCTTTAGTACTGCTCAGGTTAATAAGTCTGTAACTAGGCTTGCTACACAACCTACATCACAAGAAAAAGTAATCAATAACATCTCTAAGGCTGAGGCTGAAAGAAAGCTAAAAGAATTAGATGCACTTCAAAAAGAGATAGATAATGCTCATAGACAGGCTAATAGATATGATAGAGTGTGGACAGCAAAGAGACAACAAACATCTCCTTGGGATGGTGTTTCTCGTGCTCAAATGAACACATTACAAAATCAAGGGCTTAGAGAGCAAAGAAAAAGAGAATATCAAATCTATCAAGCTAATAAGCAGAGAATACAGAATCCTGCTGATGCTTGGGATATGGCTCATGATGTAAATATGAACTACGGTAGGGTACAAGACCCTAAGGTAGCATATAGGCAAGCGGTACAACAAAATAAAATTTTCAACCAACAACAGGCTGAGAATCAAAGAAAATATCAAGAGCGTATGAATCGTAAGTCTCAAAGAGAGGCTGAGGCTAATACTCCTCCTGTTGATAACCGTTCATTAGATGAAAAGTACTATGACACTAAGAATGTTCGTGTTGGTCTTCAAAGTAAGCTACAACAATATCGTGATTCAGTTAGCGGGAAGAATATTACTGGTAATGCTAACAAGCGTAGAGTATTAGATAATATCGCTAAAATGCAAAAAGATATTCAAAAAGCTATTGATGAAGAACAAAGTTTCTATGACCAAATTAAAGCATTAACAAACTCTACTCCTAAGTATCGTAGTTCATTACAGTCTAACCATGTTGACCCTTACCAACAGGCGGGGGAAAAGCTAAGAAATACTAGCAGACAACAATGGAATGACTATGTAAATGCTTACGAGCAACGCAACGGAAACCCTAACTATGGTCGTGTAGAAGATGTTAATGAGGCTCATAAGCAAGCTAACGATATTAACCGTTCAAGAATTACTGAGTCTAATAGACAACAAAGAGCAAATGACTTCAACCAAGGTATCCTTCGTTACGGTGCTAACAGAGAGTACTCAGGTGTAGATTATGATGCTATGCTTAGAAACCCTAATGTCAGTCTATCTGAAAGTATGAGAATACTTAGAGACCACATTCACCCAACGAATCAGGCTATGGCTAGAGAACAACAAACTAACTTCCAAAGAGCATACACAATCAACTACCGTGATGATGAAGGTCATATCCGTTCAGTTAGAACATTAACTCACGAGTATACTAGTCTTGGAGAAGTTGTTCAGCGTGGAGACAGAAGTTTCAAATCTATGGCATCTAATATGATGAAAAATATTGGAGTCTATACATTATTTACTAGTGGATTCTACGCTATGTCACAAGCTATTGGTACTGCGGTAGCACAAATGGTTGACTTTGATGCTAAACTTGCACAAGTAAGTATGGTTATGACTAACATGCAAACTGGCGGTTTAAGTGACCAGTTCTCTCAATTCGGTGCGGGAATAAACTCTGCAAAATCAAACATCACTAACCAAGCATTTAGTATTGGTGAGAACTATGGTGTTAGTACAGCAGATACAGTAGTTCCATTACAAGCACAAGTTTTAGCTAGAAAGAACTTGATTACAAGTAATGGTCAAATTAGTGGTAAAGTTGACCCTAATATTGAGAAGAACATCGTAGATAAAATCATTCAGTTCTCAGCAGTTTCTAATGGTGGAGATGCAACATCAGCAGATGTTAATGCTATAGCACAAGATTCTCTTTCATTATACCAAGCTATGTATACGCAAGGTGATACATCTCATATTGGTAAAATGGATAACTTATTCAACTACCTAGCAGTTATGAAAGGTAATGGTGTAAACACAAACAATGTAACTGATGCACTATCTGAAATTGCACCTGATACAATCAAAAAAGGTATCAAGGCAACAGATGTTGCAGGTATGTTGGGTGCATATAACCTTACTGATACGGACTCTAGTGGTGCTGTTATGGCACAAGTTGGTAAAGCGTTCTTCGGTGCGTTAGCACATCCTGACAATCCAAGCGTTAAATCTGCATTAGACAGAATGAAAATTAACACTGATAAATATGACACACCTGAGAAACTATTTGAGCAGATTAAAAAGAAATATGGCGGTCTCAATGAGGCTGACCAAGAGTTCGTTTCTAATAATCTAGCAGGACTAACTGGTAAATCATCAGCTATGGGTCCAAAAATGGTTAAGTTCCTAGATGCATCATTTAATAGTGAATATACAGGTGAGTTCAACAAGCAAGCTGAGGCTAATCCTGATGCACTACAAAAATCATGGAGTTCTTTTTCAGATACAATCAAGAGAAACTTTGGAGACCTAGCTGAACAAGTTAAGGAACTAGTTCAACAACTAGCTAAGTTGGGTGCTTTAGATACAATCGGATTGTTAATTAAAGGATTTACAGGATTATTCAAAGTTGTTAATAGCGTACTATCAGTTATTAATAAACTATCAGATGCTTTCTCTGATAATAAAATATTATTTGGATTCAATCCAGTAAAAATGACTAGTGAAATAGTTGGATTAACATTAGCTTTCAAAGGATTGACAGGTGTTATCAATCATTTAACTCCACTTGGTCCTGCTATTGGCGACTACTTTGAAAGAATGACAGGTCGTAGACTTGGATTCAAGCAAATAGAAGGTGCTACACCTCTTGTTAGGGGTGGTCGTGCAATTAGCGTAGCTGAGGGTCTTGCTCCTGTACCTATGATAAGCCCTCGTCAAAATGTAGTTAGAACTGGTGAGCAAGCATTAAGAGATGTAATGACATACTCTGCATCAGATGTTATGACAAACAGACTTTTAAATGGTAGTGCTCCAAGAACTACTGTTCCAACTGGAATCAATATGAGTGAGGCAAGTCGTGAAAGTCTACAAGCTATGCGTGGTGAACTTACTAACACTATTGAGAGAACAACTGCTAGAAGAAGTGCTATTGGTGCGGTAGGTAACTTCATTGGAGATACTTTACTATTAACTTCTCGTTCTCGTGGTGCAGTAGGTGAGGTAGCAGGTTCAGTTGGTAGTCGTGCGGGTGGAATAATGAAAGGTGTAGTAGAATGGTTTGTTAAACTACTACCTGCATTAAGAACATTTGGATTACTATTAACTAGATTAACTATCATTGGTACTGTGTTAGCGGGTGCTTGGTGGGTTGTAAGTAAAGCTATCGAACACTCTAAGAAGGTAGCACAAGACCAATACAATACCACAAACAAGAGTCTAATATCTGTCTCTAAGAAGATTACTGGTGGTGACACTGCTACTAAGGATAAAACTAACAAAGACATTCAAGACTTCATCAAGGCGAATGTTAAGTTTATGAAAGAGACAACAGTTACTTCACAAGGTAACTACGGATATACTACTACTGAATCTGTTCCTACTTCTGAATATGATATGAAAGCACAAGCTAGAAATGCTAAAATCGCATCAGATAGAAAGAAGATGGAAGATAAGTACGGTATCTCTTTCGGTCAAGATAGCAAGGGTAATCAGTTCGTAAAATATCACCTTCTTGGTGCTGATGGCAAGATGGATAAGAAGGAATATAGGGCTGACCTAAATGATAAGAAGGATATGGCTAAATTCCAAAAGGCTGTTGACAATGGATTCAAAGACCCTATCTTAGAGGCTAAAGATAAGTGGGCAGTTGATACTAGCTATGTTATGGATTATAACAAGGCTTTGATTGAAACTAACAAACTTACTAAGCAAATTAGTCAAGCTATGAAGGAACTAGGATACAATGTGGATGCTATTGATATGAAATTCATGGGTGCAAACTCAACTGAATCTCTAAATCAAAAAATCCAAGCAATTCAACAAGGTATGAACGCAATCAAAACTCAATCTGCACAAATCGAGGAGAAGAAAAACCAAATAGACGGCAACATGAACAGTCTACAAGGTCAACTATCCAAAGAGAGCAGTATTGCACTTAAGCATGGTGTGAAACAGAGTAAGATTGATGATGTTCAATACCAATATGAGTTAGCTAAACAGTCAGGCAACTTAGACCAATTCTTAGGCAATTACTCTGAACCATCTACAACTGATATTGCGAAATGGAAAAAGAAAGGAATGTCTGATAAAGAAATCAATCAAAAGATTGACGAGGCAGAACTTCTTAAAAATATCGCTAAACTTATCATGACTATGGGTGGTCTAGGTGACGCACAAGACCAATTAACTGATGCCTATACTCAAAGCAGACAAGACCAATTACAAAACCAAGAGGCTATGAAACAGTATACAGCACAACTAATTGTTGCATCTACTGGTCTAGCTGTAATGGATGCTCAGATTAGCAAAATCAATAGTGCGGTTGGTATGGGTCGTGCTATGGTTCAAATGTCTCAGCCAAATAGTAAGGAACAGCAAACTGCTCAGGGTGGCTTAATTAAAGCATCAGGTCAACTACTAAAAGGCTATCAAGCAGAACTTAGTTCTGTAAGTAATGAGATGGCTACATTAGCTAGACAGAACCCTAACCAAGACTTCTCCATCAACGAACTATACAACCCAGGAAAAAATGGTTTGTCTTCGGAGCAACAAGCATACAAAGACCTATTAGAGAAACAAACATCTATCCAAGACAGCGTATCATCTACTACTGCTGATATGTATGACCAAGCACAACAGCTTAAGGATATGGTATTAAACTCTGATAAGTATGCTGATGTATGGGAGAGAGTTCAGAACAGGACTCAATTAGTTAAAGATGCTAACAAGCAAATTTCTAACTCTCAGGATGATTTAGCTGTAGTTAATACATTATCACAAATGAGAAGTGCTGTTACTGGCACTCCTTACAATGCTACTAGAAATGACAAGTTGGCACAAATCCGTGACACTAACCTTGACAACTATGAGAAATTGACTACTGCATTAAACTCTTACAAGGGTGACGCTCAGAAGTTATCTCAGGCATATGATGATATTAACAAGACTATGGGTAGCGAGTTTGATAAGGCATTTATTGACCCACTTAAGAACCTAATCAAGAACGACTTCCAAAAAGCGGGAGACACAATCCTTAATGGTGCAAATTCATTAAATACTATTCTAGGAAACTGGGCAAAAGTACAAATGAGTTCGGCATCTAATCCTAACTCTGTTGCAGGTCAAACACAGTCATTCTCAAATGCTATGGCAATTCCTACTTACACTGGTAGTCCTTCTAGTGTTGACAATAGAACATTCGCTCAAAAGGAGCAAGCATACCTAGAGCAAATGGGCTATAAAGTTGGTACTTCGGGATATGCCCAAATGAAACGACAACTAGAATCATCTTATACACACGAGGAGTTAGTCGCTGAGGTTGATAAGAACACTGTTCCAACCAAGAACAATAGTGGTGTTAATGACTATACTAATACAATCAACGGTGTATTAAGAGGTAACTTAGCAGGATATGGTTCAGTATTCGTTCAAGCGGGTGCTAAGTACGGTGTTGACCCTAGATTAATCGCATCAATCGCTATGCAAGAAAATGGTGGTAACTCAAACATCTTAAACCATTCTAACAATATTGGTAACATTAAAGCTACTGGTAGTTCTAATGATTATTGGAAGGGCGGAAACTATGAGGGATACAGAAGCTATGCTACATTGACAGATGGTATTATGGACTTAACTCGTCTAATCGGAAACTACATTAGTTCGGGTAAGAACACAATTCCTACAATCAATCACACATATGCAGAAGACCCAAATTGGGAGAAGGGTGTTGCATCATTCTACTCTAAGCAAACTGGTATTTCTGTTTCATCACTACTAGGTGGTACAGCAGTATCATCAGGTGGCGGTAGCAGTTCTTCATCAGCTAGTAGCGGTTTTGGTAAGAGTTCTTATACTGGCGATTCTATCGTAGCTTACCTAAATTCACTTGGAAAGAGTTCAAGTTTCTCAGCAAGAACATCGTTGGCTCACCAATATGGCATCAGCAACTATACAGGTACAGCATCACAAAACACAAGCCTGTTGGCTAAGTTGCGTGCAAGCAGTGGAGGTTCATCTTCAAGTAGTGGTGGTGGCGGTAGCTACTCAGCTATGGATTCATGGTTCTCGTCAGTAAAAGGAGATAGGTCTAAATTGACTTACTCTTGGGGTGGAGCACATGTTATCGAAGATTGGACAGAGTTCTTGAAGAAGGGTATTGCTGACTGTTCGGGTCTAGTAGAGCAAGTTTACCGTAAGTTTGCAGGAATCAATCTTGGTACTACAAGTTCAAAAGGGCTATATGCTCAAAATGATGGTGGTAAAAAAGTAACAAACAAGAAAGACTTGCAACCTGGGGATTTAGTATTCTTTGGTAAAAGTGCTGACAGTATTCACCATGTTGGTATCTATGCGGGTAATGACCAAATGTGGACTATTGACCATAATGGCACTCCTGTATCTAAGGACAATATTTCATCTTGGGGTGACTACTACGGTGGTAAACACTATGATGGTGCTTTTGGCGGTGCAGGTAGCTTAACACAAGGTCAGGCTAGTGCGTCAGATATTCTAAAGTCTGCAATCAATAGTTTCATTACAGCTATGCAAGCTGAGGCTGAAACACATAGCGTAGCGGGATTAAAAGAGACTTATAATAAAGATGTTGCTATAGCATATGGTCAAGGAAATATCACCGATGTAATGGGTACATCAGGAAGGCTAGCTTACTATGATAGAGTAAATGCAGAGAGAGCAAATGTGTTTGAACAGCGTTACGATACAGTCCAACAGTTAAATCAGTTGAGTACTTCTCGTAAGAACTATGTAAACGAGGCTAATAAGGCATTGAAAGCAGGTAATACTACTGACTACAATACTTATAAGGATGCTGTTAAATCCATTGACGACTTAATCTCTACATTGAAAGATACAAATAAGCAACTTGCTGATTATGATAAAACATTATCAGATGCTCAACAAAAAGACCCTCGTTACAACTATGACACTTCAATGTCATATGTGAAGGGTGGCTATGACAAGCTAAATGCTATGGATAAAGCAGGTCAAGAGTGGAGTCCCGACTACATCAAGTTACTTGGTGAAATGTCTACAATGTTGACAACATATGATACTCACGCTAAGAACACTCAGCTTGCAGGAGATGTTTGGAGTAACTCAGGTCAACAAAC